AGTGCCTAATCTATTATAGTTAGGTGCGTCAGATTCTGCCCAATTTGTTATAGCTTCATCACTAGCAGAGGGAAGATAAGAAGTGGTTACATAAAAAGTAGATGATTGTGTTAATCCGCCACCTACACTAGCCGAGCCACCTAAAGAAACTGCCGAGCCATTTAATGTAATACTAGAGTTAGCAAGTTTAGAGTTTGCTATACTTCCTGCCAACATATCATTTGTAACTGTGCCACTAGAAGGTGTTTGTGTAGCTACTGCTTTTCCTAGATAAGCAATTTCTACAATATCACTTGCGACTAAATTTGCTCCTAAGGTAATTCTATTTGAAGAAGTTAAAATTAAATTCGTGCTATCTTGTTTGACGAAATTCACCCACACGATGACATCTGCTAGGGAAGAAATAGAATGATCTAAGTCCACATAGTTATTGGTACTTGATGTTACTCTTTGTTTTGCCGTAGTAATAAATCCACTTTGAGGTGGTACGCCTAAATAACTACTCATCTAAGCCACATCTGTTAGTAGCTGTAATGCGACATCAATATTGCCACTAGAACTGCTTGATTGTGCTTGTACCTTATCAGATGGATTTAAAACCAGTTTTGGAATGTTTAAACTAGATCCAACAGGTAAAGGTGCATCTTTAATTATTGTAAAAGTTGCTGTTGCCGAGTTGTCATACTTCTTAATTGAAATATTTACGCTTGATGTTCCTGTGTTTGAAACAGTTCCTGCTATTACCATAGACTTATTGGATGCAGTAAATATATCGGTTAAAGAAGCATTTGAAATGGTGACACTAGCATCAGAAAAATTATTAGCCATGTATTTTCTCCTTAACTACCTAATGCAACTGCAAAACTAATGGCATCGCCCAATGATGCTGAATTGTCTAGTTGCGTTTGTATATTTGAAGTTACTCCATTTAAGTAACCATATTCGGTATCACTAATGTTAGTGTTTGCTCCAATCTTAGTTGCCGAAATTCTATTTACATCAAGTGTTATATTTCCTGCTGATGTGACAGGTGTGTTAGCAATAGTAAACTCTGAGCCAGATTGTGTTAATCCTATTGAAGTAACTGTACCTGTGTTGCTTGGAGTTATAACTGTATAAGTTATATTCGTTGAGCCTAATGATCCATCGCTATCAGTCGTACATAAAAATATTTTATTATCATTAGCTGTTCCTTGATTAACAACAACCATGCCACCAGATAATTCTGCGATTGTGTTATGCTCTGGATCACGACTAGCAGCACCACTTGAAACAGCTAAATATAAACCATTCTCTGTTGCATCAGTTTGATTTTTCAACAAACAGCGATCTCCTGCCACAAGAGTTACACCATCTATTGTGTCTCCTGCTTCTAAACCATTAGAAATATTTACATTTGCTGTAGAACAACACTCTGCAATAGTTCTAGTTCTTAAACCTGCAACTGCATCATCAACATATGATTTTATTGCGACATCAGAATTTGAAGAAGGACTACCAATTCCTGTAATTGAGCCTCCAGAGATAGATACAGAATTTGCACCTTGAACTGCTATTGTTCCTAAACCGAGATTTGTTCTTGCAGTTGAAGATGAGACTAAATCAGATAAGTTAGATGCTTTAACTAATTTTGCGTCTAATTGTGTTTGTGCATCACTTGTTAATCCACCAATATATTGAAACTCTGCATCGGTTACTGATCCATCAGCAATCTTTGTAGCTGCAATACCTGTCGCAACTTGTGTGTTTCCGATACCTGCTGTTTTAATACTTACTGCTCCAGATGAAACACTAAAGTTATTTGTATCAAAAGATGCGATACCTTTATTTGATACTGTTGCATCTTCTCCAGAATAAGTAATTGTGCCAGAACTTTCAGCAACATCTAATCCTTCTCCTGCTGCATAAGTAATTGTACCACCAAGAGCAGTTGCAGTTGAGGATGATCCATCAGTTACAGTTATAGAAGAATTTGTTAAACTTGAATTAGCAATATTAGAAAGTGTATTAGAGCTTCCATTAATAGTTTTATTTGTTAAAGATTGGCTACCGGTTAATGTTGCAACAGTTGAGTCAATTGACATAGTGACATTGTTTCCAGATGCAGCCGAGTCAATACCTGTGCCACCAAGCAAACCTAATGTTTCACTATCAAGATCTATTGCTATGGAAGAAGAGCCATCGCTAATATCTAAATCTTGTGCAGTAACTTGACTGTCTACATAAGCCTTAATACTTTGTTGTGATGCAACAGCAGTTGCACTATTTGATGACATATTATCTTCATCTTTAAATGCTGTACCAGAGATAGCTGTATTTAGAACAGGACTTGTAAGAGTCTTGTTTGTCATTGTTATTGTTCCACTTGTCACAAATGCTTTTACTGATTGCTGCGAAGGAGGAATAATAGCTGAGTCACTACCCATTGCATCTTCATCAACAACAGGTACACTTGGGTTAGTGTATGGAGAGCCTACATAAACATCGACTGTTGAGTCACTTCCAGAAATAGAGCCACTATCAAAAGTAAAATTAATTGTTGTGTTGGTAGAAAACGAGGAAGAAGCGACAATACCATAAATCGTGCCTGTATTACTTCCAACTATCTTAACTCGTCTTTTAGCATGATAGTCTGATGTAACGTTTGTTGAAGCTACTGTTACTGATGTTGAACTTGCTCTAGTAAACGTACAAGCACCATCTCTATCTCCAACAATAAACCACTCTTTATCATTTAAGTATGTTCTTATATCTGATAGTTCATTTCTAATAGCATTGTTGACGTTAGAAGGTGGCATTCCTTCTGCAATACTAATGCTGTTAATTGATGTATTGTTTGATGATGTTGTGCTGTAATTTGAGACAGTCATTATCGTACTCCTGTTGATAATTCTAATTCATTCTTCTTAATCATTTTTTCTTGATCCATTGGTGTTTGATTATTTTTAACTTCTAGAGGTGCAATACCTAACAGAGCATTCATGTTTGCTTGTATTTGTTTTAAACTACTAGCTTTAGATATTTTTACTAATTCTTCTAAACCATTAGGACTAACAAAAGCATTAGCTAAGTCTGTTACTCTTTTATTAAAAATATTGTTTTTTAAAGTTTGCAATATTGATGCAGGTCTAGTTATATCTACATTTTCAAGTGGTATGCCTAATTGTTTCATTTGCTCAATCCACTCTTGCCTAGAAGCTGTTGGCGATCCTATTTTTGGTATCATGCCAGAGGATTTATAAACCAACATCATTTTACTAAAACCTTTCCAGGCTTGTTCTGGATTTTTACCTTGTGCAATAGCTGATCCTTTAACCATTTGTTCTGTCAGTTTGACATTCTTACCCATCATTTGATTATAAAATTTTAATCCAACAAGAGGATCATCTGCTTTAGTCATTACTTTGCTAAAGTTTTTAGCAAACAACATTTGTGATACTTCTGGAAATAAACTTTTATCTATCTTGTTTAATTCTTTGTAAAGTTTTTGTATGTTAATATAACTAACATTTTCATCAAACAACACACTTCTAATTGTATTCATAGAACGATCTAGTGAAGATGCGTTCTTTGGATTTATTTGTCCACCAATAGATAAAGCATCATACTTATCTGCCATAAGTTTATTGGCTCTAACAGTAAACTCACTTGCTCTTTTGTAATATTCATTACTATCAAGAATTTGTTTTATAATGTTAAGTTCTGTATCTAATTTAAAGGCTTGTGCTTTGTTTCCTTCTTTACGAAGTCCATTAACAATATCTTTACCTTGATCGTAAATAGTTTTAAGGTTTGTGATACCTAGATCACTTTTATTAGCTGTTGTTATTTTATTTAAAATATTTTCTTTAATTAGATTAACATTTGCAGTATCGCCACTTTGTATTCTTTTAACCAAGCCTTGCATATAACTACCCATAGTTTCTGTGCTAAAGTTACCTTCATCAAACTTTGCCCAACCACCATTTTTTAAATTTCTTGCTTGTTTGTTTATTGCAACAGCAATATCATCTTGTGCTTTAACAAGAGTATTAACAAAATTATCTGTTATAATTTTAGGATCAATGGCATCAATATCTACGTTGCCAAAATTATCGTTTAAATATTTTCTATTCGCATCAGATAACTGAGGAAATCTATTTTTTGTAAAAGCACTTATAATTGCACCACCACCTTCTGTCGATGCAACATTGTCAGCTAATTGCATAACTGATTTATTGTTAGTTACTCCGGCAATAGCTTCTGGTACTGTTAAGTTAATACCTTTTTGCTGTGCAAGTGTTATAATTTCTTGTACTTCTTTTAGTTGTCCATTGTTTTCTAAATCTTTTAATAATGTTTGTAATCTTTTAACATCATTAGGTTTTACCATACCAAAAGCAACGTTGCCGATAATGTCCATTGCTAAACCAATTTTCCACCCTTGTCCTTCACTTACAATACCAGTCTCTTCTACTCCTTGTGCTGCTGCTCCAGATAATCCGGCAATTATAGTTGGTGCTTTTCTAAAACCAGTTAATAATCCTCCACCAGTTCCATATTCAACACTTTTACCAATAATTTTTCCTGCTGATGTTTGGCTTTCATAATCAACTTTTGGCATTCCTGTTTCTAAATCTTTAGATTTACGCATAAAGTCTAATGATTGATCGTAAGAAGGTAAAAAAGGAATATCTGTTCTTTCATACTTTGCATCAGAGTTCATTAATCCAGGTATTTTTAATCCTGTGGCATCGCCTAATTTTCTTTCAATAAAAGCACCACCTTGACCTGCTAAATTATAAATTTCTTCTGGTGCTGACAGTAATCCTGCAAAACTTGTTAAAAGACCTTTATCAATACTTTTTGTTATGTCTTTAGATGTAGATACTTCTGCCATTCTAATTCCTCATGTCTGTTGTTACAGTTCTTAATTCATAACGATCATTTCCTAGATCAACCATAATTTGTGGATGACCTTCTTGCGTGTAACCAACTAACTTATAGTCTTGTGGTGTTTCTCCAAAATTATCGTAGTAGGTATTAATTTGTGTTTTTACTTGATCTAAGTCTTTTTCATTACGAACATTAAATAATAAATTTTCTGCACCTAAATCTTCAATAGCAGTATTAATAATATTATTTTCCATTTTCTTTTCAAGTGTGCCAAGAATAGAATTATCTTTTTGTATGATGTCCATATACATTTGATTCCATTCATTTTTCATTTCCACACTATTTAAACCTCTTTTGGCAGCATCTAACTCAAACTGAGTTCTTTTTTTCATTATGTCAATGTTAAATTGATTGACTGCTTTTGCTAATTGTAATTGCAAAATGTTACCTTGTTTAGATCGAGATAAACCTGGAGATATCATTTCAAAATATGCCATTTCTTTGTTGGATATAGCACCTTTTGTTTTAGCAATTTGTGACATGACAAAATCCCCTGCTAAAGTAAAAAATGCTTCCTTATCAGATAAGTCATCAGTATTTACACCAAGTTGTTTTGCCATTTGTTGTAATTGTAATTTTAATCCACCAAAAGTTCCAAAATCTCCTTCATCTAAATTTCTAATAAGACGCATCATGTTTTCAATGTTAGTGTTTTGTGTAATAGCTATATTAGTTGTTTTCTGTAATTCTTGACCAGAATTATCAAAACTTGTTGCAGCTAATTCATATACTTTAACATCGCCTTTATCTGTTGGCATTGTAATTGTGTTTGTAGTCGAATTAGTTTTTGATAAATATTTTTCTATTTCACTAGCAAATGCAATATCATATTCTGGTGTGCCGGGTTTTAAATTTCTTGCTTCTAACATTGTTCTAATGTTTTGCTGTAAAGCAGGAACAGATGCAGGTTTTATTTTCGCATACTCTAATGATCTATTTAAAATATCTTGTTCTTTTTGATAATTAAATTTATCCCTAGCTAATTGTGATGCTTGTGCTTGTGCCTGTGCTTCATTACTTCGTTGCATTCCTCTTGATAATGCTTGACCAAAACTAACAGGAGTTTTTGAATACCCACTAGCTTCTAACAAACCTTGTGCCATTCCTTTACCTTGTGGAGAAACAAGATAGTTTAATAAATTGTTTCTAAAGTTTGGTGGTGTAGGAGTTCCACCTGTGCCTGTATTTGTACCTATTGGTTTTGCTAATCTATTACTTGGATTAACATATGTATTTGGTCTGTTATTACCTGTGCTATTTGGTGTTGTAAGTAAATTATTTCTTTTTCTTGGATCACTACTATTACCATAAATAGCGCTATAATTTTTATCATTTATAGGAGCATAATTTAATGCACTAAAGTTTCTGTTTTTATTTTTAAGAGGATTATTTTGATCCCTCATAAATTTAAAAGGAACACTACCTAAAACCATTGGAGTACCATCAGTATTTTTCATATCAGTTGGTGTTCTATTGTAATAAAATTCATCGTAAGGAGATCGACCAAAATAATTATCTGGAACTGATTTTCTGTAATTAGTATCTACCATTAAAAGAACCCTCCAAGTAATCCACCTGCTGCTGCACCTAGACCACCCATGCCAAAGTTTTGACCAAGTTGATAACCTTGCATTGCACCACCAAGTAATCCTGCACCGGTGTTTCTATAAATTGGCTCAGTCTTAGTTGTTGTTTGTGCATAAGGAGATCCAATAGATGCAAGGTACTCTCTTAATTTGTAATATGGTTTTTGTTGTTCAAAATCAAAACGAGTCATAGCATCTTGTATCTTAGCCATTTCCATCGCTTCTCTAGTTTGACCAACACCACCTAATGCTTGTATGTCTTGATAATCAGCTTGTGCTAATTGAGGAGCTAGTTGTGTTGCTTGGAACATTCTATCTCGTTCTCTGTTGTATTGATCGCCATACACTTGATTTGCAACATTACCTAATTCTTCTGCGAGTACACTTTGGTTAGCTGCACTACCAAGTCTACCTGCTTTAGAAAATTGTGATTGAACACCAGAAGTAACATCTCCTGCTATTTGATTATACAAAGCTGTTGAATATGGATTAGTTGATGGATCTAAATAATTACCTTGTAAAATATTATTTATCTCTGACTGACTAGATGCAAGTAAAGGATTGTTTAATGATCTAGCAGTTGCTAATTGTAAGGCTGTTTCTGTCTCTGGAGAAAAATCAGTATACGTTTGTTGTGGATAGAAGTTTGGTACTGCTGACTCATACAAATCTTGTGCTTGGTCAAATGCTTGTGTCAAATATGGTCGTACAAATTCACTAGGCTCTGCTGATGTAGTTGTCGTGACGTTTGTTGGGTTTGATCCTTTGCTCATAATTCTTTACTCATTAAATATATATTTTGTTTAAATCCTTGTAATTTACGCAACCAACCTTTTCGCCCTGCTACTTCAATAGCTTGGCAATAATTGTTCATTGCAAATTCTTCTATTTTGTTTTGGATTGGCTCAAGCCAATTATCCATGTTGTTTCCTCCTGCGAGAACATATCGTAAGATACGTTTGCGTGGATAGTCTGCAACTTCTGTTACAACAGCACTTTCCACTTTATCATTCTCCCAACTTATAAAAAGTTGAAACTTGTTTCTAAGAATTCCATCTAATACATCTTTTGGCATATATGTATCATCAAGAGCCTTATCTATTAATGGCTCAACTTGTTGCCAAATAATATGTAAATCTTCTTTAGGAACTTGTGTAATCATCCAAGAACAACATAACCGAAAGTTTGATCGGCATTTGTTGAACTGGCATGAGTTAAAGTTGCTGTACCATCGGCTCTTGCAGAAACAAATAAGTTTGCTTTTGCAGTATTGCCATTGGCTGTTGTTGGCATGAATAGTATAATTGAGTTTGCTCCTATTCGTGCATCAGTTAATGTTGTACTCGTAGCACTAGCTGTAAGTGTAACATTTCCTGTTGAGTTTAATTTACCATCTAATGTATTATTTAATACGTTAGTTATTAATCGTATATGTTGTGCTTGGTCAGGCATCGACAAAGGCACATTAAGAAATTGGTTTGTTGCCATTATCTTTTGCCTTCTGGTTTTGTTTCTACATCAATGCCGGATAAAGTATTAAAGTTTCCAGATACTTTTACACGAAGTCGGTGGTATCTACTTGTAGATCGCATTGGGCAATCTCCACTTGTTTGTGTATCTACTGCTGTTCCAACTGTTATTGCATCTGCTTGGGAAGAACGAGTAATCGGTGTAACCGAAATAGTTGTATCTTCTCCATTTGCATCAACAATTGGTCTAGCATTCGTAACTGTACTTCTTCTTTCTTTTGCACCTTCAAACTCTGTTGAGTCTACTTCGGCATCTAAACTTGCACCTAAAAACTTTCCAAACTTTTTGTCAGAGTCAAATGCACCAAGTCCAATAATTCCTTCATCATAAAAAAATGAGTCTAAACTTTTAGGCAATCCATCAAGATCTCCTAAAACATCTAAACTCTCTAAAGTTGTAAATGCTTCTTGTGATGCACTATTCATAAAGTGTAAATCTTGACCACTACCAGTAGACCATTTATCTACGTTAAAATTGTAACAAATTAATTTATTATTAACTGTTGAAGTTCCTAATGCTCCATCTCCTCTGTATGACCACACTACCATTGAGTTGTTAGGATCAATAGCAGAACAGACACCTTCAAAGTTTGATGTCACATCATTTAAGAAAAAATCATCAACACGACCTTTTCCTATTGGTGTTAATTTTTGTCCACCTTCAAGTTTATAAAAACCATCTTGTGCTAAGAAAAATATACTATTACCAAAAGAAGCTACACTCTTTGGAGCAAATGCTCCAATGTTATCAGCTATTTTATTAAACTGAAATATAAGAGGTGTACCAACATAATCCATTCGGTAAATTGCTCTTTCCATAAAAACAATACCAAAAGACTCTCCACCAACAATTGCTTGAACTGATCCATGTGTTCCAACAATGTCTTGAAAACCAGACTGTGTTGTTTGGCTAGGTGTCCAGGTTGAACTATCATTAAGTCCAGACCATTTAACTCGTTGGTTGTAAACAGTTGATGACTCTGTTGTATAACCGGCAACAACAAAGTCTCTTATGATAGCAAGATATTTTGCTTTAATACTAACAAGATCTGAAAAAGCACTATCAACACCTTCTTCAAACTTTTGTATATTATCAGCACCATTCGTTGCAATAATGTTTGCTCCAAACTGTGTGAATGCCCAAAAGTCTCTGCTACCTTCTGTTGTACTGTTGTTGTAACCACCAGACTTAGATTTATCTTGAAATACAAGTGAACTATCCATTTGGTATAGTTTAGTTGTATCTCCTGCGTAGTTAGTTGATCCACTTGCAGAAAAAGAAGTAAATAAACCAACAGGTGTAGTTCCTAATCCTGTTCCACTTAATGCTACAAAACGAGGAAAAGATTTGTAACCTTTAGCTAATGGAATAACGTTATCGACCTTTATTGCACCATTATTCTGATACGTTGGAAGGTCGGCTTGTAATTGACCGAACTCTATCATACAATCCTACTGGCTGACATCTGCAAAGGAGCAGAGGAAGTTCTACCTCTTTGTGCTGACTCGTTTGCTGTTTTAACTCCTTCTTTATATAATCCTGCCCATACTTGCAGTCTTTCATCTGCCATCAAGAATGGAGAACTTTCACTCAATGCTGCATATAAATACAAATCCGGAAAGTTATTTAAAATATCATTACTTGTATTTGTATCAGATAAAGCAGTTGGTCTTTTAAACATTCCAAGTTCTAAAGTTTGTGCTGCATCTGGCATATTACCTAAATAAATTTTATCAGAAACTATTGTGTAATATTGTGGTGTTCCAGATCCTTCTCCTTCATTATACACTCGAAAAAAATCTGGTGGAGTCATATAAGCTAAGAACTGGTATGGATTAGATTGATACATAACATATCGCATTTCTAAATAACCAGTTGGTAACGTATAAGATTGTGTACCAGAAACAGTAGTAATAGATGTATCAACAGCTTCCATTTCACGAACACGCAAATCTCTTGCATGACGAGACTCTGCTAAATCAATAAACGTATCAAGATATGATGTTAAATCCGATCTGTTTAAATAATTTGCAATTTCTGTTTTTAAATTTGCGTAGGTGTCTAGTGCCATTATACATTTCCTTGATATACTCTAAAATGTCTGTTGTTTGGATCGTTTAACCATTTTTTAAAACGATCTTTGTCTATGATGCGACCTGCATTAGACATAATTCCTTTTTGTGCTAACTGTTGAACAACAATTAAAGGGATAGATGCTACTTTATACATTTTTGCATCTTGCATTCCTCTAACTTTATACAAGTCATTCTTAGCTTCAAACTTGTTGCGTTCTAGTATGGGTTGAACATCCTGGACATCTTCAAAATGGTATTTGTTTTCTGACTCGTCAATGTGCATTTTTGTTTTAACAACATTGGTGTCATTAGGATTATCAATCCAAAGTTTTTTAGACATTATTTTTTCTTTTTACTTTTCTTTGATTTTTTTTTATCTTCATTAAATACTGGAGATTTTTTCATTTTCTTTTTTGCTCTTTTTTTCATTCCACGCATTGTTTTTTCCTCTAGTTAAAAATTAAAAAGGAGGGGTAAATCCCCTCCTAATTCTTAAACTACAAATAATTATGCAGTTAAGTTAAATATTCCGTAGTTAGCATTTGGAGATCTTGCTGCAAGAGTCCACTCTGTTAAGAGTAGTTTCTTGTCGTTGTCTCCAGAAGATGCTAGATCTTTAGTTTGGAATGGTCTTAGGTAAGATACTTCCCACTTATCCATTTCCAAAATATCAACTCTGTTCGCTTGTTGATGTCTGTCTGGTACGAAACTTACTTCGCCAAAGTCAGACACATAAACATCGACAGCACCAATAACAGTTTTGTCATCAGCATTTTTGTATAGAGTTGCTACACCAGAAAAAGCAGATGCTAGTTGCTTGTGAGAAGCAGACATTAATACAACGTCTGGATTTCCACCAAGTTCATAACATTTTTTTAGACCTGCTTTTAGTAGTGCTTCTGTGAAAGTTCTATTTGTTCCACCTGCAATTGCAACTGCTCCACCACCTGTTGGGGAAGCTGATGGACTACCATTGGTTGAAAAGTTACCTGCACTTGAAGAAGTACCTGCGATGTTTCCACCATACCAAGTACCAACAGATGCACTCTCTCTTGCAGTACCAGAAGATCCTGCTGCCTTAGCATTCTCTACTCCGATATTTGCAAATTCGATATCTCTCTTCAACTCTTTACCAAGTTTTGCTAATTGGTAAGCAAGTTCGTCTCCTCGACCTGCATTTGTTACTGCTTGGTCAGAGCCAGACACACCTACTGTTTTAGCAGAGATCTGAGTGTAGTTGTTTAGTCTTGTTGTTGCAGCTCTGCTACCTAATGCGTAGTCATCGCCTTCTTTTTGTGCATTTGCTGCTGCATTTGCTAATCCATCTGTTTGCCACTCATGTAAAGTTTGAGCCGCTGTTCCAGATGCTGCGTTAGATATAAAAGGGGTTTCAGTTGGTGCTATATTCAATTTTGTTATCGTAATTTTTTTAATTATTACTTCTGCATATTACTATGCAGTTCAGACTATATCATCTCTTTCGAGTTCGGTTTTCGTGGGAATATTATTCTTTCGTCAATTCCTAGTCGTTACACCTTTTGCATACCTTTTACATTATGCAACTTGGCTCGGTATTGTCCACTTGGGAGTTCCACCGAATTTACCGAATTTTCCATTACAGCTTTTTAAGACTGTAAGGCTACTATATATTAATAGATAACATCAGCTAGATCTTCTCTTATACCAACACGATCAAAAGTTTCTACTGTATTTGTAGGTACAGCCATAATTAACTCCTATTCGTTTAGGATCATTTCTTTTAACACCGATTGTGCATCACGAATTGATCCAGATTTTTTCAGTTTATTCATTCTGCGATCATAACGTTGTTTGTCATCGGAACTTTGGGTTACATTGGATGCGTTGGAACGAACAATGCGAGGTGCTTTTTTGACTTTATTTTGATTTAACTTTGTTTTACGAAGTTGATTATACTTATAAGCATCTGCTAACAATAAAACTGCACGATGATCTACCATCATAGCAATTTCTTGGTCAGTATAACCACTCTCTTTTGCAAAACTTGTTAAGTTTTTAATAAACTCTGCACCTTTTTCTTTGTCTTTGTAAACTGGTAACTTCTCAGACAAGATTTGACGTTCTTTAGCAATGTACTCGTCATAAACTTTCTTTTGCTCTTGTTGTTGATCTTGAATGATACGTTGTTGTTCTTGCTGTGCAAGTTGCAACATTTCTTTACGTTTATCGGACTCTGCTTTTTTGCGAACATACTCAGCAGGATCTGTTTCGTATAGTGTTTCCCAATCCACTTGTTCTTCTTTACCCAATTGTGACTGTACTTGTTCCAATTGTTGTGCGTATTGATTGCGAGAATTTTTGACTGCGTCTAACTCTTTCGCTAAGTTATCTTGTAAAGACTCTATGTCTTTACGTTTATCACTTAACTCCATTGTTTTTTTGGTATAGTCTGACTCCCTAGAGTAGCCTTTTCTTAATTCATCGAGGGTAACTTCTTGTCGTTCTCCATTAATGGTAACTTCATAAAGTGTCTCTTCATTTTCAGAAGTGGCTTCTATGTTATCTACTACTTCATCATCTAAATCTTCTGGTGTAAGTTCAGTAGTATCTTGTTCAAGATTACTTTCCTCAACCTCTGTTTCAGATGTTTGATGCTCTTCGTTCCTTGCAGTCTCGTTGTTTAAAAGGGTAGCGAAAGCATCTGCTGTTTCTTGTGTTGTATAAGTTGGTTTAGAAACAACAGATTCCTGTGAAGGCGTGTCTGCCATTTTATTTCTCCTTATTTGTTAATCTGTTTACTTGCTAGTTTGCCAGTTTCCATTACAGATTGTAGTTGCACCAAAAGGACATTTAACATTTTTTTCATCATGTAAATTCTTTCTCTTCCTTCTGTGTCTCTTACAGGAGAGTTAATCCATTCTTGGTCTAACTCTGCTGAAACTTTTTGTATAGCTTCCACAAATATTTCATCTTCTAATATTTGTTTTGCTCTATGACCTCGTTGTTGTTCTTTTTCTAAATCCATTATCTGCCACCTGTGAATCCACCTAAAGATGGACTGTAGTTGCTAGTCTCCGATTGTAATGAATTTATAATATTTTGTTGCAATGCGTTTTGATATGATTGTTGATCTACTGTACCATCTTGATTAATCACGATACCACTTCCACTTGTATCAACTGGTTTAGTTGGTGTGTAGTAATTATAATTATTATCGTTAGCAATATTCTGACTTAATTCTTGTTGTGTGTTTATTATATTTTGAGTTGCTTGGTCTAATGTTTGACCTGTTTCTTCTTGAAGTAAGTTTTCATAATTTTGTTGTTTAAGACTTGGGTCTAAATTGAATGTTGATTGTCCATCATTCATTCCGGTGTAATAACCTCTTCTTTTTAATTCATTAACTATAAAATTTTTACGCATTTCATTTTGTTTACCAAACAGTAATTGAAACTGTGAAGGCATAAACATATTACTTAAAGTAACTTCTGTGCCTTTACTTGGAAGATAACCAAGAGGACTATTTTTTAAAAAACCACTTGTCATGTACTCAAGTAATTCCTCATCACTTGCATTTTTCATATCTTCAATAGACATATATTTTCGTTCTTCTGGGTCATCTCTATCGTTATCTTGTTGGTATGATGATTGACCAAATTGTTCTATTGGTTGGCATATACCATCGACTAACATATAACCTGGAGGACAAGGATCTACCGGTGCATCAGTTGGTGGTGTCGTATCTAGTAAAGGATTTGGGTATAACGCATCTGATGGTAAACCTTGTTCAGTTCGTAAATCAAAATTAGGATTACGAAATACATCTGTTGATGGTGTTTTTGGTGTGTTTAAATGCTCAGTAATTATATCTTGAGCAGTTTTAGATACACCAAAAGGTAAAAACTCAACCATTAGTTTAGTCCTTGTTGTAAAATTTTAGATGCTAGTTTTTCTTTTTCCATTTCGTTTACTTTTTGCTCTTTAATAATTTGCGATGCTAATTTTTGTTCGTCTAAATTTAATTTTTGCATTTTAACGACATTGTCAGCTTCTAGTTTTTTGTTTTTAAAGTCCATGTCTGCCATTGCTTTTTGTTTTTGTAATTCTATTTGTTGTGCAGCAAGTTGCAGAGCCGGATCTTGTTTTTGTTCTTTCGGTGGCTGTGGAGTTTGTGTCTCTGGATTTATAAAGAACTGACTTGCATCTTTATAACCACTATTTTGCAAATACTTTTCTAAGGTATTGTAAATAGTTTGTGGTGTAACCATGCCCATTCCACCTTGTGAAATCATTTTTTCTTGTACGTTTAAGACTTGTTGTAATACTTGTAGTCGTTGGTCTTGATTACCTGTACCTAGTCCTACTTGTACTGTTACATCGTATCTGTTTGACCATTCACGAGGATTCATTGATACAAAATCTCCTCTTAGTTTAACAATACGTTCTTGATCTTGGTATTCACACACTACTTGTAAAATATTTTTAAAGATATCTTTGACTCCTTCGGCAAAACATCGTGCAATTAATTCTATGCGTTGCGTAGAAGCATTCATCATCTGATTTACCGAAGTCGCTGTTGTATGTGACTTGTTAATCGTATCTGGATTTAATCCCATTTGTTGTTTCGGTACTCCAGAACGTTGTTCTTTTAATTCTTCTATCTTGCCAAGCATTGCCAAACCATCATTGAGGAAGTTTGGAGTCTGCATTGGGGTAACTGCATTAGGCGATTTCACTCTAACGATACCACCACTTCTTGCTGTTAATAAATCATCTAGGTTAGCTTGACCATCAACAACAATTGTTCTTGCGTTGTTTTGAAAATACATATTATCAAGTGTATTTCGCAACACAGCAGTTTTTACTTGCTGTAAATCAGCTAATAAATCATAAAAAGACAAACCAAAGAAACGAAAAGGCATTGGAATTCCAACACACATTGCAAATGGTATCATTGAGATCTCTTCGTTCTCTAAAACTGTATAATTATTGTAACCACTACCACCGACAGTAATTTTTCGTAACTCAGCAATGCCATCATTATCCATATCGGCTTTCATGTAGCATTCTGTGATCTGAACAACACGCAAAGCAGGATCAACAACACTAGCATCCATGCCAGTTGTGTCATCATCGTAACTTCTGCGAACAATAGCTTCGGTATTGTAGATTTGTTCTTCGGAAGTAGGTAAACTTTCGACTAATTTTCTGTCATAACCCATGTCAATCAGTTCAGACACAGTTTTCATCACTCGTTGTGCAATAAAATCACAATCTTTAAGTGATGTTGCTCGTTTAGAGACTAAAATTTCCTCAGGTGGTACAGCATCTATCTGTACTCGACCATAATCTTTGTTTCTTTTGACCTCTACGTCATAAAAAGTTGTTTCATTTTCTATAACTTCATCAACACCAACGATTTCTACCTCATCATCAATGAGTAATGCTTGGTATTGCATTTCGTTTAAGTGTTCGTAGTTTTCTTTTTTCTGTTCAATAGACTTTTTCCAATACACTTTACAAAAACCATTCTTTTGAAGAAGTGCAGTCTTGAACATGGAATGCAAAATAGCAAAACCATTGTTGTCTTTTGTAAATATATGATTACAATAATCAGAAATTTGGTCAGCATAAGGTACATCTTCCGGTTGGGATGGCTCAAAATTAACCATCTTGTCTGATTGGCTAAACATACGCATCAAGCTAGGGAGGATAGCTTCAATTGTTTCTAATAAATCTTGGCTAACAACACTTGATCTGCCTTCTACTTCATTACCTAGTGGCTCTCCTAAATAATATTTAAGAGCTTCTTTTCGTTGTGTTGCTAAATCACTTGAATAAAATCCAAGAGAGTTTTGTATCTCCTGTGATATTAATGAAAGTAATTTTGTTTTTGTTAATTTTGCCATTTATTTTATATCCAATTTAATTTTGGTTTTCCTGTGTAATTTTTGTTCCATACAAACCAAGCAAAAGCTAACATACCTCCACCATGAGTTTTGTTACCATTGTTAGGATTTGTAAAAGTTATTCTTCTTGAAAATATATAAACATTTTCAAGTGGTGTTTCTTGAAACATTTTTTGTCTAGCAACACCTTCTAAAAAAGTTATTCTACAAAGAAAAGCTACTTTTTTATTTGCAAGTTTAACTGCTTGGTAAATAAAAGGCAAAGATAATTTAAAAGGAGGATTTGTAATAATATTATCGCATTTTTGCGTTTCTGTTAAAAAATCTATACCTGTTTTGCCATAATTTCTGTCTATTAAATCTGTTGAATAAACTTTGTAATTATGTTGTTCTAAAACTTTTGATATTGCTCCATCTCCACAAGCACATTCCCATACATCGCCATCAAATTTTTCTACATCAAGCAATTGTTCAGTTGCTATAGGAGGAGTTGGATAGAAGTCATTTTTTTCTCTTGTTAAATTTAAATCGTGTCCTGCTAATCTAAATTTTGTTTTAGTTTGTGCTTGGCTTCTTGCTAAAACTGTATCAGCTCTACCCATTAAATTATTCCTAAATTTTTATATTCTATTTCAGTATTCCATTCGCTTGACTGATTATTGCCTACGGCAAAGTACCTAAAAG